ATCAGAACACGCCCGGCGCCGTGCTCTGGTCGTAGCGCAGCGCCATTGCCGGCACGGCGAGCAAATCATCGAAGCCGAGCGCGGCCCCGACCGAAGCGGTGTCGATGCTGACGCCGCCAAGATCCATCGTGATCTCCCATTCGACCGTGTCCGGATCGTCGCGCAGCACCTGCATGATCCGGCATTGCGCGCCGTGGGCGCCGGCGCTGGCGTCGATCCACCCGACCAGTTCGCGCCCGACGTTATCCACAGCCAGCCGGGCGCGCGGAAGCTGCCCGTCGGCCTCATCCGGCAGGGTCAGTGAGAACGGCACGCCGACGAACAGGTGGCCGCCGCTGGTGCAGTCCTGCGTGTCATTGACCACGCGAACCGGCGCGGTCAGGTCGGCATGCGTGATCTCCAGCAGCGTCAGCGGCGCATCGCCGGCCGTGCGGCTGACGCGCTCGACGAGCGTGCGCGAGTAATCACGCATCCCACGTCTCCAGCGTCAGCGACACGCGCCACGCGCCGCCGACGAACGCCACCGGCGCCTCCGCTTCGAGCTCCCCGCCGACGATGCGCGCGGTCGTGGCCGCGCCGAACTCGTCGGTCCAGTCAAACCAGTCCGCGCCGCGGCGGATGTCGTCGCGGAACCACGTCAGGAACGACAGGTAATCGGCCTGCGTCGTGAAATGCACCGTGCATTTGCGCTGCACCAGCACGCGCGAGAGCGTGCGCGCCTGCTTCGGCGGGCCGGATTCCATTTCCGACCGCTGCACGGCCGATTGCCGCTGCCGGCTGAACCCGTCGGTGAGGATGCGGGCGTAACTCGGCCAAGCTGCCATCACGCCCCCCGCCGCAGGTTGAACGCTCCGGCCATCGCCTGCGCGGCCGGCCCGTTGCGCTGCAGGTCGCGCAGCAGCACATCGACCACGAGCCGGTCGCCATCGACGCGCGGCGCACTGCGCTGCACATCGACTGGCTGGCTCGACTGGTTGACGACATTGACCGTTACGCTCGGGGACGCGGCGGCCGAGCGCACGCCGAGCCGGCCGGAGCCATCTCGGGCAAGCGGCATGATCGCCTCCGGTCCGGCTTCGCCCATCAGCCCGGTGCCCTTGGCGAAGCGGAACAGAGTCGGATTGGCGACGACTCCGCCGCGAGCGAAGGGAATTATGCCGGAGCCATCGAATGCGTTTCCGTTGGCGTTGAAGCTCATTCCGTCCGGAATCCCGAGCGCTAAATCTTCGCCCCCGTACTGCCATCCGCCAATGCCAAGCGTTTTTGCGATAATCCCGCCGATTGACCCGCCTCCGGTAATTGAATCGACCAGCGGCTTGACGATTTGAGCCTGAAAGTAGATTCGCGCAAAGTCGCGCACAACAGATGACGCCAGATCGCCGAACGACTTTTTGCCGGTGAAAGCAAATTCGATAAACGCATCCGCCATTCTGCCGGCGCCATCCTCGACAATGCGCGTAATGCTTTCGATTTGACGCTCCTGCGCGGCAGCGGATTCTTTCGCAAGATCAGCTTGCACATCGGCAAGGTCTTTTGCGGACTTCTCTTGTGCCTTGATGGCGTCAAGCTGCTCCGCGTAGGTAACAAGCTGCTTTTTCTGTTCGACCGACAGCGATTTAAGCGCGCCCTCTTCGGTCTGGTAGCGCAATTTTGCAGCCTCGGTTGCATCGCTGCCGACGCGCATGCGCTCCTGCTCGATGGCAATGGCTTCTCGCAGCCGGTCAATCTGCCGCTGATAGGCATCGGTCGCCTTTTCGGCATCCGACTTGCCGCCTCCGCCGGACTTGCCGCCGGGCGCCGCTCCGGACGCTGGCGACGCAATCGTGGCGCGGGCGAATCGTTCGCGGTCGCCGATCTGGCGCAACTGCGCAGCCCGGCGCCGATCTTGTGCTGCGAGCGCGTCGCGCTCCTTGCGTGCGTTGATCGTGGCCTGTTGCTCATCGAGCATGCCGCGCACAGCTTCATCGCTGGCTGCACGACTGGCTTTGCGCTGGTCCTCGATCTGCTTCAGGCGCGCCGCAGTCTCGGCTGACCGGGATGCCGCTGCGCCGCCGTCCACGCCCCCGCCGAACCCGAAATCCGCGCCCTGCACGCCGAGCGCGCCAGCGACTGCGCGCGCCGCGTCCTCCGCAAGCGATGACAGGTATTTGCGCATGCTGGTGACGCTTTCGCGCACGATGTCGGTAACGCCGGACCACGCGGCATCCGCAGTGACCTTGATTCGCTCCCATCCTGCAGATACGTCGATCACAAACCCATCAATGTCCGCGATCCAGATCGCAATTCCGTTGCGCAAATAGGTCGGCAGGTCGGAAATAATGTTGATGGCATCGTCAACCCATTCGCGCGTTGATTCAGAAATTACGCGCGCGGTTTCCTCGGCGGCATATTTCACGCCTTCAATGCTTATTCCCGCCGATTCCGCGCCGCGCGATATCTCGTCAACCCACGATTGCGCGCCGCTAATCAGCGGGGCGAACAGATCGCCGCCGCCAATGCTGTTCGTCAATCCGGCGATTGCATCCGACGCTGAATTGATCCCACGCGCGAGCGTATCGGATGCGCCAGCGTCGCCGATGGCAACGAAAAATTGATTCGCCTGATCTTTCGCGCGCGTCAATGCGCCGCCGAGCGTCTGCGCCTGCTTCTCGACCGCTCCGGCAAATTGATTATTGCCGATGGCCTGCAAATACTGCTCAATCGCCCGCGCGTTGTTGGCGATGGTTTGCGTTTGGCCCTGAAACGTCAGGGCGACTTTGTCGCCGTCCGCCTTGGCCTTGATGCCAAACTCTTTCAGCCGCTCGAACTCGCCGGTTGTCGCATCGGCGACGGCTTCGACGAACTGTTCAAGCGGCTTGCCCATCGCCGCCGCGACGTTGCTGTACGCGCGAATCGCCTCGATGGTCGGCGCCAGACCAAGCGCCTTGAGTTTCGCGAATGCCTCTACCGCCGCATCCGTGCCGATCTGGCTGCCAAACTCAGCGGACAGCGTGCGCCAGACCGCCCCGGCGGTTTCGGCGGAGCCGGTCAGCACCTCAAGCGACGCACGCAGCCGGCCGGCATCGCGGTTGGCCTCGACGAACTGCTCGCCAGCAAAGGCAATGCCGAGCACGGACGCGATTTCGCCCACCGCTCGCGTCACCCCCTCCGCCGCAACGCTGATGCGCCCTAGCTCCCTGTCGCCAGCGTCGCCGGTCTGCTTGAGGCCGCGCGCTACGTCCTGCTGCCCGGTCAGGGCCAGGCGGATGCTGATCTGCTCAGGCACGGCGGCTCCAAACAAAAAGCCCGCCGAAGCGGGCTTGTCTACATTCGTTGGCGCCCTATCAGACGCCTATGTATTTGCTCAAAATCTTGAACTCACCGCGGTCCGTAACCACGCAAGTGAATTGCTGTCCGTCGGCTGGAATAACAGAAACGACTGCGCGCAATTGCTTTGATACAATCAACCACGGAATGCCGATAATAAGTCCTATTACCGTTATCGACAAAAGCAGAATGCACACCATTGTAAAAAACCCGCGCGATTCTTCACGCAGCATTACCGATATTCGCGCCGCCCCGTCAGAAAGAACGATGCTTTCGCCGGGAGCGTCGATAATATCGCGCCCGCGCCAGTCCCGGAAAACCTTCGCGCCGCGCCCGGCGTTCTTGCCTGTTGTAATCTTCATCCTGCCCCCCCCGCGGATACGTCAGGAGGCATCAGGATAACGACTGCTGTCAGCCTCGGCTACGCCGGCCGCAAGGCTGCTGACCAGATCGGCGCAGACTGCGCCATCAACGCCACGTGCGCGCATCATGGCGAGCGCCGCAGGGACATCCAGCCGCAGGCCGCCATCAACGGCCGTCACCGTAACGCATGCGGCTGCCCAGGCTGCGCACCCGGCCTCTGTCCNNCGGCGCATGCTCGACAGAAGGGCAGCGGCGGCCGTCTTTGCTCAGGCCGCCGCCGGCGCAGGGGCTGCCGATTGCTCTGCAGGCTCTGCAGTGTTCGCGCCCCCGGCCGAACTCCCACCGGGCGAGGGCGCGCAGACGTTTCCCTCGGCGACCACTTCGCCGAGCGGGCGCCAAAGCCGATCCACGAATGCGCGGGCGATCTCGGGAATCAGCATCAGCGCGCCGATGTTCTCTGCGGTCAGGGGCGCCGGCTGATCTGTCGCCGGGTCTTCGATGCCACGCCCCTGCCATTCGAGGATGCACGCATGCCCGAGTGATGCCGCATAGAGCGCGTGGCTGTAGCCGTCGCGCCGGTCCGGGTCAGACAGGTCCGGCAGATCGTCGCACGGCATGCCCACCTCTCGCCGGCCGGCGATGCTTTCTGCCAGCGCAGTGACTTTGCGCGCGGCGCAGGCCATCGCAGCGGCATTGGTGGCTGTCGTGAGCGGCCGGCACCGCA